CATACACTTCCCTATTATTCTCGAACCGAGCCTGAGGGTGGTTTTTGTGACGCGCCAGTTATTGAGGATGTTTTCCGGACGCTCCCATTTTCCAGCTTCATCATGGACGAGAAGTGTGAGCTTCTCTCCATCATAGGAATTATCTCCGGTATTTTTCCAATCGATGGTGGTGTCCAATCCGGCAATTTCTTGATGTCTATCCTTCGACTCGAATCTTTTACGTGTAAATTTCGAAGCGGGTACTCTGTACGCGAGTTCTGTCTTGGGGCGATCCATACCGTCCTGAATGGGTCTGAAAAAGAATGGATAATTGATCGATATTGGTACCACTTTATCTGTGAACATTTTCTTCGCATCGGCTCCAGATTTGGACAGTATTCCGTACCGTGCATCGGAAGATATGGTAGCCAAGTTAACTGTCTCCGAGGATGCCATAAACGAAAAACCTGAACGTCTATTCTTGAGATAGCACATTCCGTAACACCTTCTATCTGCTTTACACGCTTCCCAATAAATAAAGAATAATCTATTGGCTTCTCGAAAGTCTGGTCTCCCAACATCAATCTTGGTCCACTGCAAGTACATATAGTGAGTGCCAGTAATATAAGTGGGAACCCCTTTGCTTTTGAACCAATACCCTTCATCTCGTTTAGTAAATTCTTTATCAATATATGCATGCCATCTTTGTTTAAATTCATCAGGATAATCCTTCCAATCAAATATACTCTTGATTGCTTTAAGCTCCTTAGGATACTCGTGTGGAGTCCACTTGTCATTGTGAGTATCAACTTCTTTGGATTTTGGCAACGCAATTTTTAAATTCTGTATGCTATACACTTCTCCTATTTGGCCTGTCTTAGATATAACAACCACATCATGTTCTTTGTTATAACCGTACTCCCATTTTTTCGCCCTGTTTAATCGCTTAATGGTAGTTATTTTAATAGGTTCTATAACCTTATATAAACTTTGTTTGTACATTACTTAGATCTTCTTTCTGCAAAACCTTTAAAAGTATTATCTACTTCTTCTTTAGGTTTGTTTTCCAGCATTCCCTTCTCCTCTTCTATTCTATTTAATATCTCAAATGCATCGAATATTGCGAGCTTTTTAGTGGCTGCAGCGTTCTTGAGTCTATCAGCCGAGATGTCATCATCAGTTTCAACAATAGGTTCTTTAGCAACTTTAATAAGTTCTTTAACTGCTTCATGTCCAGCTAGGATTATATTCTGTTTCGTTTCCTTGACGTTCATATTTAATAGATATTGAATTGGTTAATACTCTATACATTCTTTCGCCTTCTACAATAAATTCGTATTCGCTACTAGGTGTAAACCCAACTAAATCTTCTTTTTCTATTAAACCGCTAATGTCGTTATCAACGTGCTTTATAATGCCCCTTAGGGCTTGTTCTTTCTCGTTATTTAATATATCAGTAGATTTGATTGGCTTAACAAAACAGAAGCCTTTAGGCGCGTTCCATTTGTTATCTCTTTTGTATAAGTATATTTGATCTGCTTTAACAAAATAAAGATCATCTTTATAATAGCCACGTGAATTTTTTTCCACGCCGTATTGATTGTACCATCTTCTGAATACATTGTGATGTAATATAACTTCATCACCAATTTGTATTTCGTTATCTTCAGACTTAGGTACGTTTAAAACAATTCCAGTACGACTAACATATCGATGATCAGAGATTTCAGTATTAACTAAAAGCTCTTGACCATCTATATATTTTTTATTATCGTATCTTTCGTTTTTTGGTTTTATAATAAAATCAAATAAACTTTGCATTAATATTCTAAATTGTATTCCACAGCTATTGCCATGTTTTTATTAAAATCTTTCCACGGTAATACTTCATTTTTCTTTTTAATGTAAATAGAGAACTTATCATCACCTTCTACTATGTCACATATTGTATGGCCGCCATATACTTCTTGGCCAACAGCGTAATGCATAGCGTCGTTCTTATAGTCTCTACCTATACTAATTTTTCTTACCAAAGACATTATTATACTTTCTTTAATACTTCTGGTCCTACAATCTCTTCCCCACCTTCTTCTTCGATAGGCTCGTAGTTTCCAGTTTGAATATCAATTTTAATTTTACCGTACTTTTCTTCTAGCTTAGCTTGCAACTTATTCAAGTCTTGTTGAACTTCTGCTGCAGCGTGGTTAAGCTGGTGTTTTTGTAATTCTAGGTTCCCAATTTGAGAAGCAGCTTGATTAAGCTTACCTACAAATCCTTGTAGTTCTTCTAATTGTTCTTGGCTAATTTTGTTTTCTTGGTTTTCCATAATTTTAATGTAATTTTAATTTAACTTAATTGAATTTAATTATTACGCCCACGGCATTTCCGAGACGTCTTCGTTTGTTGGTATTTTTTGTTCGCTAATATTTTTGGTTATAACTTCTTGCATGTGATCGACTGGGTGATTAGCTTGAGCCCACTCAATAACATTTTCTTCTGTAACTGAAGATAAAGCAGTGAAAGTTTCAGAATTAGGTGCACCAATAGGGCACGCTCCTGAGAATTCTGCAGTGTAAGGATTCCCTTCGGAATCATTTTCATCATCAGTTCCTACGTATTTAAAATTTACGTGTGTAATCACATCCGACAAACCGTCGAGACTGGGTGCTTTTTTCATAGCCGTGATAGCCCATGTGTAAGTAATTGCCATAATTTATT